TGCAGTAAACAAAGTTTTTTCAAGACCCATCCGCCCCTTTTCGAAAATGGACATTTTTAAAAATGTCCAAAATTGATTTCTTGAATCACTTTCCCATACAGAAATCTGTGAATTTTTAAAGGGGTGTGAAAAGAAATTGTGCGAAAATGAACGAATTCTTTTCATCACTCATAATTCCGTTTTGTCACTCATTTCTTGTTTTCTCTCTTTACATGAAAAAGAAAGAGTATAAATAATATTATTTTTTCTTTTGCGAAATTGAATTAGAAGAAAAAATAAAGAGAGAAATGGATACTATGGTATTTAAAGATGCCACAGTATATACTGTTTTAATTTTACAAGGTTAAAATACTAATCTAAGCTAATCTAATCTAAACAAATACTACGTCTGGAGCATAAGATAGGGTTTTAAACCCCTTATACATATACTTTGAATGGTAAAAATCTTTTTTGGATAATTTTTTTTTACACTGGTTTTTATAGTGTGATGCTGCTGTTTCTGCGTTTTGTATATAGTACATGGGAAGTGAAACGGTACATTTATTTGTGATATAACCGTTGAAACTCTTACTATAGCTAAACATCAACTCTAGGTATCCGTCGTTAGTATAAAATTGATCACGACTACCTTCGCGAATTCGTAACTTTAACGGATACTTGAAGGTCAAGTTTTCGATAATGTCTAGTTCGGTGGTACCGATTTCATAATCAAAATTCGGGTCGTCTACGTCAAAGTACGGTGGATTATCGATCTTGAACTGAAGAGCTTTCTTCAAAAGACTAAAGTTTTTATTGATTTTTTCTACAAACGCCTCTTTTTTGGCATCAAACGCTAGTTTTTTAGGCCCATCGTTAGCAAACTCGAAAATTTTTGACAATAAAACTTCAGGTAAAGGAGAGAAATAATTGGGAGAAACGTTCATATTTAATAAATTTATTGATAACTTATTTGTTATTAGTGTTATAAGCGAGTACCTTGAAAAGCATTTCAATTTTTTTATTTTATGCTCAATTTTTCAAAAACTAAAAATTATATGTTGAAGTTCCTAAGCATAAGTTGAAGTTCCTAAGCCATGTTGAAGTTCCTAAGCTTACCCGCCCAGAATTCAAAAACTTTAAGTATTTCAAGAAATCGCCCAAAAATCAAAAAAATTGAAATGAAATAAAAATAAAATAAGCATATCAATTTAAATGAATCAATTGTGAAAATGTCAGCAATTAATAATCAATCTTTAACTCTTAACTGGACAAACAGTATTTATATTCCAACCATATACAAATCGATTTCGAGAGATGAAGTACATCAATTTATGGAAAAAAATCTGGGAATTGTCTCTCGTATTGATTTTGTAGATTTGAATGAAAATAATAGACGTGTATTTATTCACTTTTCTGAGTGGTATACTAATAAAGGTATTGGTGAAATTGTTCGTGATGAAATAGAAATACATGGCTTCTGTGATATTAATTTACCAAATAAAAAAAATAAAAAAAATCCCATTTTTCATACAAGAATTTTTATTAATAAAAATCCCCTATCTCTAACAGAGTTTAAATTAAAACAAGCTCTTACTAAAAGTTTTATTAGACATCACACGACGGATCTAAAGGTAAAATTTCTACAAAGTGAAACTAAAAGATTGGAAAATGAAATTAAAAGATTAGATGATGTAATAGTAGTGATGTTAGGAAAAATTTATAATTAATTTTAATTAAAATACCCTCTTTTTTTGTCACTCATTTCTTCGTTTTGTCACTCATTTCTTGTTTTCTCTCTTTTAATGAAAAAAAAGAGTACAATTATTCAATATTTTGTTTTTATTATAAATTAATATGCTTTACGTCCAAGACCTCCTATAATCTACAGTGTATTGTAAATTTCACTGTATATGTCAAATAAGTCATCTCCGATCAAATCTACATCTTTATAGAATAAAGGTTTATTCAACAAATCGTTATTTAAATAATCCATACCATCTAAATAACCATACTTATCTAAATAAACTCCCATATTAATATAATTTACCTGTAAATTCAAGTAAACAATAGTATTCAACAATTCTTTACACTCAGGACAGTCATACCAAATCAAGGTATACATTTCTTTATAATCATCAACAAAGTGACTACCATAATCATAATCATTAATATTCTTTCTTTTTCTGTCATCATTATCATCATCCATATAACATAATTTCGAAAACTTATAAATTGAAAACTTATGAAAAGTATGTGTTAACCCCATACCTATTTTAACAAACGATAATGCAGTCTGAACAATTAAAAACATCATTATTAATTTATAATTATACATCATTTCTCTCTTTATAATCAATATATAATGTATAAAAATGATTTCAATTTTTTATACCTTTTTCATTTCATATTTTTGAATTGATTTATTTTGTCATCATTATCCATACTATCATTTTCTAAAATTTCTTTTATTTTTTGTTTCAAATTATCCAGCTGATATTTTGTGTAATCAATTTCTATCTTTTCTAAACCATCATATTCAGTAATGTAATAATATTTTTCATATTTTTTAGGAATTTTTTCAATTCCAGTCTTACTATGTTTTCCTCCATCAAATTCATCTCCTAATTCTTTATATATTTGAACAAATATAGGATCACTTCGTCTACGAGAATAATAATTAGAATCCTTTATTTTTCTTAATTCATATAATTTCTTAGCTTTATTACTAACTTGCCAACCACCATAACAATCATTTAATAATACTTCTATTTCTTCTTCATTATTATCAAAAATCATTGATTATATTAGATTATAAATATGTTTTTATACCTTTAATGATACAGGAATAAAATATAATAAAATGTAAACAAATAATTCAACAAACATAAAAACATCTTATTATATTATTTTATAAACAAAATGGAAACACAATATCCACATCCTTTACATAACTGGTCACAATACATATCCCAAGAAGATTATAATTATCTAATAAACTATATTGAAAATATAAAAAATAATTCTCCAAATGATAAAATGATTATTTTATCAGGTGAAGGAAGAACTGGTAAAACAACATTAAAAAAAGATATTTATAATTATTTAACACCTGAATTATGTGAAGAATTACCAACAATATCGGTAGAAATAATTTATAATGAAACCATCAAAAGACTAGGATTTTTATGTGGTATACATGAAATATCAAGTAGTAAGAAAATGAATCAAGCAATTATTAACTTTATTAAATATAAACAATCGTTTATTGCTGATACAAATTGTATTGAAAAAGTAAATAATAAACTATTAGAACATTGTAAAATAATTACAATGAAACATGTATTCTAGATAAAATCAAACTACAAAATAAAAAATCATTATTATCGTTGAAGAATTAAATCCGCTCCGCGGATAACTAAGTTACCAGTAAAGTTTTGAATTATAAAAATTATAAAAATGATAATAACAGCATTTTCTAAACGATAAATCAATATACTAAAAAATAAACAACCTTTATTAAGGATATAAATTGTATTGAAAAATAAATAATAAGTATTTAGAAAATTGTAAAACAATAAGAATGAAATGTGTAGTTTAGAAAAACGCGTTTATTTATAAAAGTTCAAGAATTAGTATTTATTATAACACAAATTCTTCACTATATAAATTTTAACTTAAATAAAAATCGTAAAATAAAATAAATTAACACAATTTATATTTATTAGTTAATACTTTAAATTTTGTTGGCGTAAAATTTAATATTATATAATATTATAAAATGTCTACTCCAAGTTTTGTGTCTTCGCTTACAATAGCTACTGGAATAAAACAAGTTATACAAATATTAGATAGTACTAATTATGTTTGGATTTTAGTTTGGGGTACAGATTCTTCTACTGGTAGTGCTGCCTCACTTGTTTATCAATATGAAAAATCAAGTGGTACAGTTATAAGTAGTACTGTTATAAGGGAAGGTTCTTATGCAGCAAGTATGTGTATAAATCCAAGTGAAACAATCATTTATGTATTAGTCTGGTATTATTATGAAATTGTTTCAATTAATATTACTAGTAGCCCAATTACAACATCAAGTTATAATTTACCAAATGGATCACCTACTAATGGTCACTACGGTTATATAGCTACAGATGGAACTTCCGTTTATTCATTATCACCTTGGGCTAATATAGTTGCTCAAGTATCAGCTGTAGATATATCTAATAATGTAACTACTGATGTAACAAATATAACTTTACCACTTACAGGTGGAAATAATAATTATTTTATGACTTATGATAGTGTAAATTCATGTATATGGGTAGGAAATAGTTCAAATACAATAAGTAAAATCGTAGATACTACCATAACTACACCAATAACTGTAACAAATACTTCTTCTGATACTCCAGCTTGCATTGTAACAGATGGAACATATTTATGGTTTGGTTGTGCAGGTACGACATACCAAGTAGACATTTCATCAGGTTCCACTATTAAATCATACACTTCATATGTATCAAATAATAATGCTATTTATTCAGATTCAAATGGACAATATACATGGATTATAGATCAATTAACAACTTCATTTATAGAAGTTAATGTTAGTGAACAGCAACAAACATCAAACACTATCGTAAATTGTGATATAATGACAGGTGACACTGATTACATATACGTATCTGGTAGTGATTTATTATATGTTTATTTGAAAAATGAACCAGTATGCTATAATGAAAATACAAAAATTCTGTCTCTAGTAAATGAAGAAGAAGTATATGTTCCTATTCAAGATTTAAGAAAAGGCGATTTAATAAAAACATATTTACACGGATACAAAAAAATAAATCTAATTGGTAAAGGTAGTTTTATAAATAATGTCAACAAACCAGCTACATGTATGTATAAGCTTGAAAAAACAGAACAAAATAATTTAACTGATGATTTAATTGTTACAGGTAAACACTCAATATTAGTAGATAATATTCCTACAAGTACATTGAATACTCATTTTGACGGTAATTTAAATAATGTACAAAAAATAGACAATAAATTTTTGATACATTCAAGTATTTGTAAACTATTTGACAAAATAGAAGACTCCGATAAATATACATACTATCACTTGGTTTTGGAAAATGATGATGAATCAGAAAATACACGTTATGGTATATGGGCAAACGGTATATTGAGTGAAACAACCTGTTTAAAGGATTTTAAAGATAGCAATTTAAACATTATTGAGTAAGTAATTAAATTTACCTACCAAAAATAATAAATACATTAAAAAAACAATAAATACATTAAAAATAAATAATATTACTATCGTTCTAATAATTGAGTTACACTATCTAAACAGCAATTATAAATTTCTAATAATTCTATAATTTGTTCTCTCTTTAAAGTTTTAACATAATCTAATTGTATTTTGGTTAATGGTTTCAAATTACGAATATCTTTGGTTAGTTCATAAAACATATCTATTTCCTTAAAACAATTATTATTATTTTCAAAATAATGTTTTGGTATAATACGTTCTGAATTTTGTAAACCATATGTATTTGGCGGATTCCAGTCGGTTTTTTGAATAGATGTATTATTATTTAAATATTGAATACCTAATTCTCTTTGTAAAGAGGGGTTTATATTTGTACAAAATAAATTGTAATGTTCGTTATAAGTATTTATGTTTGTGTTATATTCAAAACTCATAAAATATATAAAATAAATATATTTTTATTTAATATATTTTTATTTAATATAAAATAAAAATATAATTTGTGTTTACACCTTTTAACCTTTAGAGAAACACACAATTAAAATTCAAAAATAATATGCACTAGTTCGGGCTCGAACCGAAGACCTTTGGCTCATAAGACCAATGCTCTAACCAACTGAGCTACAAGTGCTTACAAATAATAGAAACAAATACTGTTTAAGTATTTTTTATAAAAATAATTATTTATAAAAAAGAATTTGTTCTATCTTCAATCTAAAACCTTATCCACCCATTTTTCAAAAACTTTTTAGTCTCTTCTATTTTCAAGACTAAAAAATAAAAAATTGAAATACTTTTCAAGTCCCTCAACTATTCAACATACAAAAAAACTTTACAATTTAACAAAAACTTTACAATTTAACAAAAACTTTACAATTTAACAAAAACAATGGAATTTGAGAACAATCTTCATGCTAATGTAACTGTAAGAAGATGTGGTCATTGTCGTAATGTAGGTCATCGTATAAATTTTTGCCATCAAGCATTATTAGATGGATTGACACTTCACAACACTATTTTAATCATTATTCAAAACAATCTTAACCATCCAGAAAATATAGAGCAAACTATTTATCTATTTATGAATAGTTTGAATGTATCCAAATTGAAATTACTAATTTATATAAATAATATTAATCAACAATTAAATAATTTTGTTATAATTTTGTTTCATAATAATTTAATTAATACAAGAGAATCTGGTCTACATACTAAAAGAGACCTTTTAAAAGTTTTAGGTTTATACTACAAACAAAGTTATGCCACATATCTACAAGAGTTTATGGAAAGACCAGAATTATTTCTTCAATTTCAAGTTCCAGTATATTATAGACCATTTGATGAAGAAAATTCAGAAAACCTTTTCTTGGAATCTAGAAAATTCACATTTGAAATCCAAGTTCAACCAAGTAATAAACCAACTACTTTTGAATGTCCAATTTGTATGGATGAGACAGACGACAATAATCGAATCACTATCAACTGTAATCATGATGTTTGTCACAGTTGTTTTGATAAATACTTGACAAATCTTATAAACACAAATCTTACAAATAATAATAATCAAAATCCTTGTTGTTGTTTATGTAGAGCGACTGTAAAGTCTTTAACATGTAGAGATATTGAATGCTGTAACATATTAAAAGAAAAATTTATAAATAAATAAAAAATAAAAAATAAATAAAAAAAATTTTAAATCTTAATCTTAACTAAAGTATTTTTTTCCAGAAAATAATAGTAAATAAATACTATATTCATAAATAAAGAATGTCTTTAAAATTATTATACAATCAATTATGTAAACATATACCATTACCAAAAGATATAATAACAAATATTTTACTATATGATAACAGATTTATTATGAGAAATGGTAACCTTATAACAATCAAACAAATAAATAAAAAAGATAAAAGATATTTTGTTTTAGAAAGACAAAGACCACTTATTTTTGTAGGTAAAATAGTGAGAAAATCTGTCAATAATAGTATAACCATTTATAGTAACATAATAAATCAAGATGTTTTTGATCAATACATATATATATATAAATCTATACAAATATATAAACATTTTTAACCATATAAAAACTTTTAACCATATAAACACTTTTAACCATATAAACACTTTTAACCATATAAACACTTTTAACCATATTAATATTATAAACAAATCAATCCAAAAAAATGAAAAAATATTTTGTAAAATTAATGAATATTGTAAATTTAGTAAACCTTGAAAAAAGAAAAATCATACCCATATTCCAAAATAAATTCCCACCTTGTAAAACATGTAGATATCATGCTGAAAATACCAACATTTGTACAATTTTCAATAGACAATCAATAGAAGCAAGAAAA